CCAATTCCTTTGTCACCTGGACAGGTTTTATATAGTCCGACAGGTCAGAAAATTGCTACTGCGCCTGAAAAACCTGAAAAACCACCTACACCAACTGAAATCCAGCGTTTGATGAATGAGCGCGACGCATTGCCTGCTGGTGATCCTCGTATTGAAATATATAATAGAGCTATTGCTAAAGCATCAACTCATTCCCCTGCGACAACTGTTAATTTACCACCGCAGGAAAAAGCGGAGCAGAGCGACCGTGGCAAACTGTTGGTTAAGCAGTATGAGGGCATTTCTGAGGCGGCGCGGATTGGCGCACGTTCCCTACCTGCGCTTCAATCAAACATCGCTATTCTTGATAAAGGTTTTGAGACAGGTTTTGGCACGGAAGCTAAAGCAGCAGGCGCTAAAGTGCTAGCGGCGTTGGGCGTTAAAGATGCAGAGAAGTACGCCACAAACGCGCAGACATTTTTAGGCAACGCATCGGCGGCAATTCTTCAAAGACAACTGGAGCAGAAAGGTCCGCAGACCGAGGCTGACGCGCAGCGTATTACGCAAACCGGTGCTCAACTGGGTAATACGAAAGAAGCTAACAAATTTCTTATTAATGTCGCTAAAGCGCAGATTAATCGCGATATTGATCAGCGCAACTTTTATGATAAGTGGTGGAAAACGAATAAGACCTATGACGGCGCAGAAGATGCGTGGTACGCCGGTGAAGGTGGTAAGTCGCTATTTGAAAGACCTGAGCTTAAAAGTTCAGTTCAAGCGCCATCTATAGTCAATCAGATTCCAACTGGACGAGCACCTACGCCCGCTGTTGCTAGACCACCAGCAACAAAACCAGCAGCCGCGTCGACACCTATACCGCAAGCGGCTATTGACGCGCTTAAAGCTAAAAAAGGAACACCTGAACAGTTTGATGAGATTTTTGGTGCGGGAGCCGCAAAGCGCGTGTTAGGAGGTAAATAAATGGCCGCAAATCCTTTTGCTCAATTTGCTCCTGCACCCGCAAAAAATCCTTTCGCTGAGTTTGCAGCGCCTCCCCCTGCGCCTGTAGAACAGCCATTTGTACAGCCATCTGAAATACCTGGCCCGCGTCGAGGTGACTTTACGACTGGATTAGGGCGAGGGTTGGCGTCGTTAGCGGACGTCACTGTTGGTGGAATACTACCGGCGGCTGCACAGCAAATTATTTACCCGTTTGCGCGTATTGGATCAACACCTGAACAGGCCCAAGCAACAACGCAAAGCATTGTCGGCAAGATTGAAAAGCCTTTTGGCCGTGCATTTGGCGTCGTTGGAACGCCTGAGTACGAAGAAGAAGCTGGCCGTCAGTTAGTGGATTTTATCGGGCAAAACTTTCAGAAAGGCGCTAAGTGGATTTCGGAAAAGACAGGAATACCCGCGCCTGATGTAGAGAACATGTTGGGGTCGCTAGGGTTAGGTGCGACTAAAGGCGTAAAACCCGCAGTTAAGACAGCGGCGAAAGTAGGTGGTGAGTTAGCCGCAGACGTAGTAGCAGGCGCTAAACTGCCTTTCGAGAAAGGTTTTCTTGAGCCTCGACGCCAACGCCAGTCATTAGCTGACTATGCGCGTGGCCCTCAAATTGATGCAGCCAAAGAAGCGCAACGCTTAGGTATTGTTATTAACCCCGTAGACATACAGTCTACGGTCGGGACGCGGACGCTAGCGAGTATGGCTGGCGAGCGCGGTAAGCAGACCATCGCGTCAACTAATCAACAGCAAATACGCAAGGTTGCGCTCAAGGAACTTAACTTACCTGAAACGACTGAACTTACAAGTAGGGATGTATTTGGTAAGGCACGAGATCAGTTAGCTGGGCCATACAACGAAGTCAGAAAACTACCTACGCTGACAGCCGATCAAGGCGTAAGGACACAGCTTGAGAGCCTGCGCCCTGATCCAGCGATGATCGGGTCAGATCGTTACGCAGGGTCAATTAACGCGATCATTGATGATGCGCTAGTTAAAGTTGATGCAGGCATGACGGGCAATCAACTGCTTGAGAACGTGAGAACACTGCGCCAACGCGCACGTAAGACTTACGACAACAAGAACGCTGACTTGGCCGCGTTAGATGTGGCGGACACTAACTTAGCGGTGGCTAACGCGTTGGAGTCGATGATCGAGTCCAACATATCTAATCCCAAACTGCTTACGCAGTTTCGAGATGCGCGACAGAAAATGGCGCGTACATATGCGTATGAAAACGCGACAGACTTCAATACGGGTCTTGTAGACACTAAAAAACTATCGCGCATCACAGCTAAAGATAACGCGCTTACCGGCGACATCAAATCGTTAGGCGTAATTGCCGGTAATTTCCCTGATGTGTTTAGCCCTAAAGTGAGCACGCCTTTGGGCGCGATGGCGTCACTAGGTCGTACGGGTTTTGCAGGTACGTTAGGTGGTTTAGGTGGCTACACATTAGGCGGCTACACGGGTGCTGCGGCAGGTTCACTGCTGGGCGCAGCCGCAGGCGAAATCGCGCAACGTCTTGCTGCTAATCGTTTAGCGTCGCCTGAATATCAAGCAGGCTTAAGCGTACGCGACCGTCGTATTCCTGTTAATGAACTAGCGCCGCCGTTAGCGCCACCCATACCGCGTGAGAGAGCACTGGTGCCTTACGAACCTGAGCAAAATCAAACGGTGCTCATGCGTGGTGAAGGTCCGTACCAACCTAATTTTGTTTTTGTACCGTCGCCACCAGGCGTTCCTCCCCAACCAATCGTGACGGGTGTACCGCAGCCACAAAACCGTCTGTTGGCTGCGCCTAGTTCTGCAAGTACGTTGAGCGCACTCCGCGCAGAAGATGCCCGCCGCGCTCAAATGTCGCGTGAACTCGGTACGCAAGCCGAATCCAGACAAGCAGCAGCCGAAGCAGCAACGCGTCAACCTACGCGTGGGGAAGTGGTGTTTGAGTTAGACCCCACGACCGGGCGCTTGCGTACTACTAGCCAAGGCATAAAAGGTGCAACGCCTGAGACATTTCAAAACTTTGGTGCCAGCCTAGAATCCGCCGCGCAAAAGGTATCCGCAGGTCGATCGTTTGACATGACTGCCGCTGAAAAAGTAGCGTGGAATCGAACTAAGGTTGATCTAGCAGATGTTCAACCTGGGTTTAAGTCGCTAGATGATAAGGCAATCGCTAGCAAGATGATGGACCGCGAATGGGTCCAAGATGCGATTACTAAGGCCCGCGAAAAGGCAGCAGCGTTTGAACAGATTGCAACGCGTGCAAGAACTGAACAGGCGCGTCGTGAAGCTGCTGCAAAACGTGAACGTATGATGGACCTAGCCGAAGATCTTGAAGATCAGTTAAGATTGACACCCAAGCAGAAAGTAGGTCAAGGACCGAAAACACGCGAAGCCCAACGCAATATGCTTAGGCCGCAGCAAGATACAAACAACTTGGTACGGTAGGGATATCATGGAGCACGATGTGGATACGCGTTTGACTGTCCATGAGGCAGTTTGTGCAGAGCGGTACAAGTCGATTGAACAGTCATTCGGTCGCGTCGAGCAACGCTTTGACGATGGCTCGGCTAAGATGAAGCGCTTAGAGTACCTGATGTACGCCGTCATGGTCGCTGTGCTCCTTGGGCCTGGCGCTGCTGCAATTTTTTTTAAGAAGCTCTTAGGTGTTTGATCTTCTTAGCGGCGGTCTTCTTGGTTCGATCTTCGGCGGCTTATTCAGGTTAGCGCCAGAAGTGCTGAAGTTCTTGGACAAAAAGAACGAACGCCAGCATGAGTTGAGTATGTTTCAGCTTCAGACCGACCTTGAGAAGTTGCGCGGTGAGTTTCGTATGGAGGAAAAGTATGTTGACTACAGTGTTCAGCAGCTCGATACCATCAAATCGGCCTTTGAAGAACAGGCTGAAACGGCTAAGGCAGCAGGTTGGTTTGTGGCTGGAATCTCTGCCTTGGTACGTCCAGGAATCACCTGGGCGTTATTTTCAATGTACGCAGCAGTCAAGACGGCTTCGCTTGTTCTTGCATTTGAGAGCGGTGCGCCGTGGGCAGAAGTCTTAGTAAAGACGTGGGATGAAGATGACTTTGGCTTGTTCACGATGGTGCTCACCTTTTGGTTTGTTGGCCGCAGTATTGAGAAGTACAAGTGAATGAAGCTAAGAAACTTGCCAAAAATGTACTGATCAAGCCCTTTGAAGGGCTGGCAAAGCGTTTGCCTGATGGACGCGTTCAAGCGTATCCCGATCCCGGTACCAGAGGACATCCTTGGACCATTGGATGGGGAGCCACCGGACCCAACATCAGCCCCGGTACGATCTGGACGATGCAGCAGTGCGAAGATGCGCTGGATCACCATGTGGAGTATTTTGTTCGTGGTCTGGTAAGGTTGTCGCCAAACATTCAGAAGGCGTTGCCAAGGCGCATTGCCGCTGTGACAAGCTGGGCCTACAACTGTGGCCTCGGAAACTACCGCATCAGCACCTTCAAGAAGCGTATTGACGCTGACAACTGGGACGGTGCCGCGGATGAGTGCCTGAAGTGGAATAAGGCTGCTGGCAGAGTCCTTCCTGGCCTCACGCGACGACGCGCTGCTGAGGCGGCGTTAATGAGGTAGGCACGCTAAAGCGCTCTTGCTTCCTTAAACAACTCCATCCGCTCGCGTGATGCACGCAACGCTGTGTAGCGCTGGTGCAGGCGCTCCATGATCGAGATGCGTTTAGCGCCTGCGCGTTCTTCGTTAAGCAAACTCAACACTTGTTCCTC